CGCGGTGGCGAAACTAGTCGACAAGTCCGATACGGCAATCGACGCGTGCAACAAGATCGCAGCGGCTGCACGGTCGCTCGCCCCGGTCGACTCTGGCGACTACCAATCGAAGATCAAGGTCGAGCGATTCAAGGGTGGCGCGCGGGTCCTGGCGTCGGACTACAAGTCGTCATGGATCGAGTTTGGCGGTGGCGGCAATCCCGCCCAGTTCGTCCTACGCCGCGCGGTCGATTCCGTGGGATTGAAATTCAAGAAGCGGAGGGGGTGACCGTGCCGAACCCGATCGCCCCCGGCCCGGACGCAACCCTCGCCCTCCTCCAGTACCTACGCCTGCGCCCCGAACTCACGGCGCTCATCCCGGCCGCGAAGATCGTGACCGAGATCCCGACGAACCCCACCTACCCATACGTCCTCGTCACTCTCGGCGGCGGCACGTCGATCTGGCCGGCGCTCGATGAGCCGTCGATGCAGGTCGACACGTTCGGCGGATCGAAGGCCCTGTGCGGGCAGATTGCGCGCATGGTCCGGGCCTGCATTTGGAGTATCGCGAACGACGTCGTGCCCGCTGGCGTGCTCGTTTCAGGGGACGACGAGATGCCCCCGGCGTATGTGCCCGACGCCGTGATGTCCCCACCGCAACCGAGATACGTCGCCCGGTATTCCGTGTTGATGCACGGCTAGTTGTCAACCCAAGCCACCCCCGCATTAGACGGGGCGTTGCCCGTGATGGGCAGAGTAGGAGGGCGTGATGCCCAAGGAAAGAGTCAAGCAGTACGTGTTCGCAGAGGTTGGCACCGACCATGCCGAGATCAGCAACCTCGATGTCGGATGGGACCGAGCCGACACGGTGCAGGTCATGGCCAGTCGCCGCATCGGCACCTCGACCGATACCGAGCATTCGGAGGAGATCGCCTTCTTCCTGAGCCGGACAGAGGTCAACGACATGATCCGCCTGCTCCGTAAGGCTCGCGATCGGACCTACGGCCAGGACGCCTAGCACCACCCCGGCGCCTCAGCGGGTCATCTGAGGCCACATCGCTCCACCCGTAGCACTACCCGCTGACAGGCCCGCCTAGCGGGTTCCTTATTGACCCATCGAAGGGAATCACATCATGGCTGGCTTGAACAGTGGCGAGGTTCGCGTTGCCGGTACTGGCGCGTTCTACCGTGCCCCGAGCGGAACCGTCTGCCCGACCGACTCGACGACGGCGTGGGGCGCAGCGTTCGTGCACCTCGGGTACGCCGATGACGGCTTCACGTTGAAATCCGATTTGAAGACCAAGGGTGTCTCGGCGTGGCAGACGCTCGAGGAGATCCGCCTCATCGTCCTGAGCCTTGTCCGCACGTTCTCGTTCGAACTCACGCAGTCGAACAAGAGCACGCTCGGGCTAGCGTGGGGCGGCGCGACGATCACCCCCAACGCGGTCACTCTCGGCAGCGCGACGATCGCGATCACGACCGGTGTTGTGACCGTCTCAGCGGCCCACACGCTCGCTGTCGGCGACCCGGTGGTGCTCGGGACCATGACGGCCGCTGCGCCCCTCGTGGCGGGCACGACGTACTACGTGCAGTCGATCCCAACCGCGACGACCCTGACCCTCGCGGCCACCCTTGGTGGCGCTCTCATCGCGACGACCACGGCCGGATCGTCCCTCTCGATCACGAAGAACACGGGCGCCTACACGTTGGCGATCCCGGACGCCTCGATGATCGGTGACTTCGTGCTCGGCATCGACTGGTCGGATGGCGTGACCTCGCAGCGGTTCGTCATCAAGTCGGCTCGGCAGACCAGCCTCCCGACGATCAAGTACGTGCGCTCCGACGCGATTCGGTACGCGATCGAGGTCCAGGCCATGAAGCCCTCGGACGGCTCGAACAGTGTCCTCGTCTACGGCGTGGATCAGGCTGCGGTGACCGCGTGAGCATCCTCAAGGCGGCGCCCGAAGGCGCGAACGTCCTCGACCTGGCAGAGACCCGGCGCACGCGCGCTGAGATCCGCGCCGGCAAGGGTGAGGGCGCACCGTTCCTCAAGCTCGCGGCGGGCTACGTCGAGGTGAAGCCGGAGATCCCGCTCATCTCGGCGTTCCTGTTCCAGGCCGAGAAGATCGAGGAGGGTCTGCGGGCGATGCTCGCCGACCCGTCCGACGCTCAGGCGTTGCTCGATGACGGGCTGAGTGCTGACGATCTCGGCGAGCTCGCGAAGTTCGTGGCGGGTAAGTCCCTGGGGGAATCGTTGGCCTCGCCCAAGTCCTAACGGACGACTGGGACGAACTAGAGGCCGACTTCACCCGGTACTACCGGGCGGATCTGCGGCAACTCTGCTGGGGCGATTCCCAGTGGGGTTGCCGCAGGTTGATCGCCCATGTGCGCAACCTGCCTGCCGATTCCGCGATCGAGCGCAAGCGGCAGATGTCCCCGCTCGGCTGGTCGAACGATACGGAACTCGCGGCAGCTCAAGTCGACGCGATCAACGTCCTCACTCGGATGCTGTCCGACTCGATCGAGCCTCCCCCGCGCGTGCCTCGCCCGTATGACGTGCTGGCTGAGCCAGTAGCCCCAGAGACAATCTCACTCGCCGCGTTCGGCGACCTGCTGAAGGAGTAACGGTGGCCCTCTCAGCCGGCCAGGTTTCGCTTCCCGTCAAGCCGGATGCGTCGGGTTTTGGCGCAGACCTGCACAAGTCGATAATGGGCCAGAGCGGCGGGATCAGCGCGGCGGGCAAGGTTGTCGGTACGGGCATCCTCGCGGGTGCTGCGGCCGTCATCGCTGCCGGTGCCGCCGTCCTGACGGTCGGGTTTCAGGAGGCCATGGACGCCTCTGCTGGGACCGCGCAACTAGAGGCTGGCATCAAGTCCACGGGTGGCGCCGCTGGTGTCACGGCGGATGGCCTCAACGCTCTGGCAGGCTCGATTCAGGGTTACTCTGGTCAGACCGATGACTCGATCGTTGCCGCTGAGCAGTTGCTGCTCACGTTCACGAACATCAAGAACAACGGCCCGGACAAGATATTCGACCTCGCCACGATCGCGTCTGCCGACATGGCCGCGAAGATGGGCGGCGACGCCAGCGACAAAGCCATCATGCTCGGCAAGGCGCTCAACGATCCGGTCGCGGGCATCACGTCCCTAACCCGTGCGGGCGTGCAGTTCACAGACGGGCAGAAAGAGTCCATCAAGGCGATGGTCGAGGCCGGCGATACAGTCGGCGCTCAGAAGATCATCCTCGGCGAACTGGAAACACAGTTCGGCGGGGCTGCTGAGGCTGCGGGCAACTCGCTCCCGGGCCAGTTGGAGAAGGGCAAGCGCGCCTTCGAGGACCTGTCGCAGACAGTTGTGACGGTCGTCCTGCCGATGATCCTCCCGGCCATCACTGGGATCGCGGACAAGATCAAGACCGCGACGCCTGCGATCAAGGACTTTGCCGAGTCGTTCTCGAAGCACGTCAAAGAAGCGATTGAGAAGGCGCAGCCGGTCATCAAGACCATCGGTGATTTCGTCACGACGACGCTTGTCCCCGGATTCAAGTCGTTCGGTGATTACGTCACGGGCACCATTGTCCCGGCGATGCAGGACCTGTGGAAGTGGGTCGGCGACAACAAGACGATGCTCGAGGGTATCGCCGTGATGATCATCGCTGCTGTCGTCGCGTTCCAGGCATACAGCGCCGTGATGACCGTCATCAAGGTTGCCACGATCGCGTGGACCGTGGTGCAGGGAATCCTCAACGGGACCCTGATCGCGAACCCGATCGGCCTTGTGGTCATGGCGATTGCTGCCCTGGTCGCCGGAATCGTGTGGGTTGCCACTCAGACCACGTTCTTCCAGACTGTGTGGGCTGCTGTCTGGGGTGGCGTCACAACCGCGTTCAGCGCGACGGTCGCGTTCCTCAAGGGCCTGTTCAATGCCGTCTGGGAGACCATCAAGACAGTGTTCGGCTGGTCCCCGCTCGGCATCATCATCACGAACTGGGACTCGATCATCGGGTTCTTCTCTGGCCTCGGCGCGAAGATCGGGACCGCCGCCTCGGGCATGTGGGGCGGGATCAAGGACTCGTTCAAGACGGCCCTGAACTGGATCATCGACAAGTGGAACAACTTTAAGTTCACGCTCGGTGGCGGAAACATTCTCGGGTTCGACATTCCCGAGATCAACCTTGAGACCCCAAACATCCCCAGGCTCGCTGAGGGTGGCGTCGTCCCGGCAACTCCGGGCGGGCGGCTCGTCCGCGTCGCTGAGGCTGGCGAGTCCGAGGTTGTCGCGCCGCTGTCGAAGTTCAACGACATGGTGAACGGCGCGAGCGGGAAGGGTGTTGTCCAGAACATCTACCCGACCCCCGGCCTATCCGAGCAGCAGATCGGCGACGCGGCTGCGCGTCAACTCGCATGGGCGATGAGATGAGGTCAGCGTGACGACGATCAGCATGGGCGGGTTGACGTTCGGGAGCACGGCGTATCTCGATGCAAACGGCGTCGAGTGGTCGTTCTCCAAGACGAAGGGTTGGTTCGACGGGGCGCCGGCAAAGGGTGGGTCGACTGATCGGCCGGGGGCGCACGGTTCGTTCGCCGAGCGGACGTGGCGTGGCTCCCGGCTGGTCACGATGACGGCCGCGGTTCATGCCCCGACCCGTCGCTTGGCGTCGGATGCGCAGCGGAGTCTCGCGGCGCTGCTGGCAGAGGGGACGTTCGGCGACTTCACGGTGGCCGACCCGGATCAGGGCACGCTCACGGCGTCGGTCCGGGGCGAGGGTGATCCACAGATCGACTGGTACGCACCGTGCGACATCGACGTGCAGCTCACGTTCCTGGCGCCCGACCCCCTCCGCTACTCCTCCCCCGTCACGGTCAGCACAGGCTTCCCGGTAGCGGGTGGCGGTCTCCACTTCCCGCTGTACACGAACCGCGCGATCCGTCTGGGCATCTTGTCGTTCGGTGCGCGCAGCACGACGGGTCGCATTCTCCTGACCAACCCGGGCAACGCGGACGCGTGGATCACGTACACGGTTGCGGGCCTGCTTCCGTCAGAGGGTTTCGAGCTCGCGGTCGTCGGCACGGGACAACTTCATCGCTTCCAGGGTGGCATTCCCGCGGGGTCGTCGATCCTCGTCGACACGGCTCGCGGTGCGGAAACCATCCTCATGGACGGCGTGTCGGATCGCAGCGGGCAGATGACCCGCATGGACCCGTTCTTCGTTCCCGCGAATGGCTCGATCGAGTTGCAGTTCACCAACTTGGGCACGACTTCCGCAGCGGTACTTACGGCGTCCCTGACGCCAGGATTCTGGTGACCTGATGGCTCTTTCTCGCGGGCTCGGCGCATATGACGATGGCACGGCAGCAGTTCCTGGTGTGGGCACGAACCCGCTCGACGTGCGCAAGGCGCTGTCTGGCTTGTTCTCATCGGCGGGTGTCGTCGCAGGCGGTCCGTCTCCGCTCGTCACGGGCACGGCTGGGTTTGCGTACTCGGTCGCCGGCCCGGTGCAGTTCGTCACCTCTCGCGGTGCGAGCGACGGCCACCAGTTGTTCGCGAACGACGGCCCGCTGTCCATCGCCTGCCCTGCCGCTCCCGGCTCAGGTCTGTCGCGCATCGACATCATCTGGGTTCGCCACCCGACGAACACCGAGAACGGTGACACGTCCAGCCAGCCCATCCTCGGCGTGTCCTCGGGCACGGCGGCATCATCGAACCCGGCTGTCCCGTCGATCCCCACGGGTGCGCTCGAGCTGGCCCGTAACACGATGACGTCCGCTGCGACGTCGACCCTCACCTCTCCAGGCAACGTGATCGCGCAGACGGCGCAGGTCGCGAGCCTGCGCGGCGCCGAACCCATGCCGCACATCGTCCTCAAGGCGTCCGCTCCCGTCTCGCGCAACCCGGGCTGGAGCCAGGCGACCAACCTCAACGTGATCTCCGAGTCGTCGGGCGTATCCGTGTTCACGCACGACGGCACGGGAATCGTCACGCTTCTGAAGCCCGGGGTGTACTCGTTCGATTCGACCATCTCGATGACCGCATCGACCTTCGCGATACGGATCAACAAGGGGTCGAAGGCGCTCACCCAGTCCACGGTTGGGTCCGGCACGTCGCTCTCGATGCCCGCATTTACCAAGCGCGCATGTGTCGCTGGGGACACGATCTACGTGACTGTCAACCCAGCCACGACAGCCTCGATCTCCGCCGAGACCGACGCACTGCCGTCGTTCCTGTCGATCACGAGGGACTCCGACTGATGTCCCGCTCTATCCTGGTCGGGGAGGTTCGCACGGGCCGCCGTATCGCCACGATCCCCGTCTCGGATGGGTCGTGGTCGTCGGTCCTCAAGGGGACGGGTGCGGTCAGCGCGACGATCCCGCTTGACGCGACTGAGTTCAAGGCTCAGGAGCAGTACCTGTCCGGTCAGTATCCGTCCGCCAACATCTTCCCGAGCCCGGACACATGGCCGCGCGCTGAGTCGACGGCCTGGCGCGTTGGTCTGGGCATCCGTCCCGAGTTCCTGACGATGCTCGACCCGAACCGGTGCTTCATGGCGCTGGTCGATCACAACGACGTCACTGGGGCCGACTTCATCCCCGAGGCTGGCCCGATCTCGGCCCACGGTGGCAGCGAGGGGGCATCGTCGTTCACCGTCAAGGCCAATGGTTTTCGTAGCCTGTTCGACGGTCGCAGGATCATGGGCGTCATTGGCAGCGGGTATGCGGCATGGGAGGTCACTCACTCCTCGATGTCGCTGGGCACGATTGCCAAGCGGCTCGTTCAGCTCTGCCTCGCTGACCCGGACGGCAACCTGCCCGTCATCCTCCCGGCCGACGTTCTCGCGGCCGACGACGACGATCACCGCCGCACCTACAAGGGGTCGGCGCTCAGCAAGGTGGGCGACGTTCTCGACCAACTCAGCGGCGTCCTGAACGGTCCCGATATCGCGTTTGACCCGCGTCTCACGTCCGACCGTATGGGCGTGGAATGGGTAATGAGGGTGGGCTCCGAGGCCGACCCGATGCTTCATCAGGCGGGCGTGCCGTGGACGTTCGACATGCGTGTCCCGCGCTCATCGATCGGCGGCTTGTCCTGGTCGCGTGACGGTTCCGGTATGGCGTCGCGTTCGTGGGCAACCTCGAACGATGCGGCGGCCGGGATGCTCATGGCTCGGGCTGACTCGGACGTGCTGCTCAACGCGAACTATCCCCTCCTCGAGATCGCCGACAACCGCAGCACGGTCGAACGTCAGTCCACCCTCCAGGGTTGGGCGGCCGGCAACCTCGCAGCAGCGTCGGCCCCGGTCCTGACGATCTCGATCAAAGCCATGCTCGGCAGCCGCGTCGTGCGACCGGGCGACTTCGCAACCTTCTATCCCCCGCCCGACCACTACCTCGCACTCCTGCGCGGCAAGGACCAGCCCTACTCGGTTCGCGTCGCCAGCACGGGCGGGTCCGTGGGCGACGGTTGGACCTCGCTCAAGTTCCTGCCAGAGATGGGTGCCCGATGATCGCTCAGGAGTTCGGCAAGCAGTACCCGAGCGAGTTGGCCGAGTTCGTCGCGGTGCTCAAGGACACGAAGCAGGCGGGGTTCGACTCGACGCAGAACGTGCTCGCGCAGGTGAGCACGATCACGGCGGAACAGAACGCACAGATCGCAGATATCGCGGCGGCCACAGCGGCGGTTGCGGCGCAGGTCGCGGCGATCGCGCTGCTCGTCCAGCAGCAGACAACAGGAGCGTCGGCAGCACCGGGAACGGGCTCGGGCTTCAATGTTGGGACCAGTCAGGGCACGAAGGCGTCTACGTCGATCACTGTCCCGGCTGGCTACAGTCGGGCGCTCGTGGTCGCGATCGGGTCGCTGACGATGGCCGACACGGCGCCGAACAGGTTCGATACTCGGTGCGGAATCTCGGGTGACTATGGCGCCGCGCTCCCTAACCTCGCGAACACGGTTGGCTCAACGTCGGCCGCTCACTCGCGCAATCTCACCGGGCTGTCGGGCGGGACAATCACGCTCGAAGTTCAGGCGCTCGCAGGAGTGTCCGCGACCAATGGGGCGAACACCGCGATCGTGACCGGGTTCGCGATCTTCTTCCGCTAGGACATCGCGAGCAGGGATCCCGGGCAGAACGTCACAACCGCAGTTGTGACGTATGCCCGGGTGAACGCGAGGCTCAGATCCCATTTCGCCACGAGGTCGGGGAGTGTCGCCCAAGTCAAGCCTGCTGCGACCTCGTTGGCGCAGACGGCTTGACCTGACGCGATGAGGTCGGCGTCAGTCTGATCGTGGATCGCTTGACCGACGAGCAACCCGCGCATCGTGATCAGGTATGCCGCTGTCGGCGCGAGCGGAACGGCGCTCTCAACGGTCGAGTACCGACCGACCTGGGCGGGTTCCGCGGCAGTCGCGGTCGTCATGGCTGTCAGCGCGCTCACCGCAACCATGGCGATGCCAACCGCCCCGACGATGTATCCCCGTGTACTCATGAGCGAAACGTAGCACCAACCACCCACACCGCGCAGGCGAACAGCCCGCGACCTTGAGGCAGCGTCGCCCCACCCAACCACAGCAGGGGGCACCACATGACGAAGGACCCGCATGACTGAGCCAACAAACAACGGGGCTCTCGGGCTGGTCCTCAAGGAGATCAACTCCTTCCGGATCGAGATCAACCAGCGGCTCGACCGACTCGTCACCACCGAGGCATTCGCGGCTGAGCAGCGCCGGGTCGATGAGCGATTCCGTGAGCAGTCGAAGGATGCCGAGGCTGAGGTCACCGCACGCAAGGAGTCTGACGCCGAGATCCGGCTAGGTCTCGCCAAGACTGCAGCGCTCGTGAAGTGGGCGTTCGCGTCGATCGTGCTCCCGTGTGCCGCCCTGGTTGCCACCATCTTCCTCGCCATGAGAGGCACCCCATGATTCGCAAGTTCGGCTGGGCGCTAGTCGTTGTTGTCATGGCCGTCCTGGGCGTCATGCTCGGGTCTGGTCTCGCACAGGTCCGCGCCACATCCTCGGACCTCGACCGTGCATGGTCTGAGATCGGCGAGCTGCGAGGCGCAGTCACTCAGGCGAACGACCGGCTCGAGACTCAGGGTGCACCGCCCGTCGCCGTGCCCGACGTCGTGACTGAGGACCCCGGTGGGTGGCTCCAGGGTGAGCAGGGAATCCCTGGTCGACCGGGCGCTGACTCGTTCGTGCCTGGCCCGATCGGAGTTACCGGGCTGACTGGCCTCGCAGGTGCGACCGGAGCGACCGGTGCAGATGGGCTGAGCATCAAGGGCGACACGGGCGATACCGGGGCGACTGGAGACACGGGCGCGAAGGGTGACACCGGAGAGCCTGGTGCAGATGCACCCCCGCCCGTGAGCCTCGCGTCCGTGGTCTGCGCCGAGGATGGCTCGTGGGTTGTCACCCTCACAGACGGCACCACGTCCACGACTCCTGGCCCGTGCCGGATCGTCCTAACATCAGAGACGACGGTGCCCTGATGCCATTCTCAACGCTCAACGGTCACCTGCCCGCGTCGATGCTCGTGGCGCTCCCCTGGCCCGAAGCGTCCGGGCAGCGACTTCGCCCCGATGCCGCCGCGTCACTCGGTCGACTCGCCGCCGTGTTCCTCAAGGACTTCGGGCGCGCGCTGCTCATCACTGACTCGTATCGCTCGTTCGATGCGCAGGTCCGCACGAAGGCCGCGAAGGGCATCTTCGCCGCGACCCCCGGCACATCGAACCACGGCCTCGGAATCGCGGTCGATCTCTCGTCGGGGATCAACTCCGCAGCCTCAACCACGCACCGGTGGATGGAAGTCAACGGGCCCGGCTTCGGGTGGACTAACCCGCTCTGGGCACGCGATGCCAACCCGTTCAACGGTCAGTTCGAGCCCTGGCACTGGGAGTACGAACCGCTGAACGACCGCTCGACATTCGCTCAGGCGACCACCGCTGCACCCACAGCACCAGCACCGATCACCCCACTCGCCACGGAGGACGACATGGCACGACTCGTGAAGCACCCGAACGGTTCGCTCGCCATCGCCGGACCCGGAGCCGAGTTCACGATCCTGAGCACCATGACTCAGGTCGACACCGCGCGCGGGCTCGGACAGGTCACGGGCCCGACGATCGAGCTCGCCGACCCGCTCATGTGGGACACCGCCCTCGCCACGGCCGCACGTCGCCGCGACCAGAACTAGCACCATGCCCGCCATGGTCCGGGTCACCTGGCCCATCCCGCTCGTGCTGCTCTGCACCATCCTCGCCGGCCTGGTGGGGTTCGTCTACCGCTAGGAGATCCCATCATGTCCACCCTCAAGCGCCTGCTCACTCTCGAGCCCGCCCTGGTCCACGGCGTCATCGTCGCGGTCGTCGGTCTCGCCCTCGTCTGGGGACTCGACCTGACTGCGCTCGGTGATCGTCTCGGCGCGTCCGTCGACATCATCTTCCCGATCATCGTCCTCGTGGGCGCGTGGTGGACCCGTTCGCAGGTGTCCCCCGTCGTCGGCGATCACGTCGCCTAACTACCCAGCACACAACGAAGCGCCCGACTCGCCTACCAAGGCGGGTCGGGCGCTATTCGTCGTTCACCGTGCGCTGATCTTCGAGACGCTGGACCGGCTCAACCCGAACGCGGTCTCTATCTCCCGGCTCGGTACGCCCCCTGCGCGCCACTGTCGGATCAGCGCGTCACGGTCACGGATGCCCGACGTTTCAGCGGCTTGGCCTTCTGCGATCCGGGCCACCACTCGCGCTGCGGTGGCTAGGTCTCCTTCTGTCAGGGCGGTCATCGGGCGGGGTTCTCCTTCTGGTGCGCTCGAGCTGTCGGTGCTGCGGCCTCCTCCTGCGCCGTTCGGTGGGGCGGGTGGTGAGCGAGTCGATCTCGGTCATTGTCTGGTCCTGTCTGTGCGTCGTGCTCGGCTGATGTGTTGGACAG